TCATGCGAGCAAGTACGTTTGAAGACGTGATAGCGTCAGTATACAAACCGATTACGTCATTGTCAGCACAAAGTTTTTTCATGTAACCATCACACAAAGACAAAACATCGTCTTCGCTTTCTGTGTCGCCTTGCCAACGGATCAACTCTAGGTCGTTACCGATACGGTTAGCCATTTCGTTCCAATAGTAAGACATGAAAGAAGCTACGGTAAAGTCGCCGTTTGAACCTTGGGACATTTGCAAAGCCAAGAAAGATTGCTCGAGGTCAAATTGACAAATTTGGCTCATGGCTGAAAGCGCACATACGTCAATATCAATAGCATCAAGGCTATCACTAGGGGCAGAAAAGTTACAGTTAGACGGTGCAAGTAAGTTGCCAAAAGTAACGTTAGCCAATTTAGTAGCTGACTTAATACCCGGCAATGTACGGTAATTGTCCGCAATGTCTTCGGTTAAATAAGCTTTTGAGTAGAACTCGTCTGGGTTAGGACACAGTAACGCGTTTGTTTCTACGTCTAGGTCAAATTTTAAATTTCTCATTTTTTTTTGGTTTTATTTTGTTTTTATTTAGTTACTTGTTTGATGCGCGGAACGCTTTAAATTTATCGAACGCTGACATTTTAACGTCTTTTTCTAGTTCGATTTCTTCTTCATCTCTAGCTACGCCAATTTCCTCTACTTGATTTTTCAAGTCTGCGATCATGCCAATAATAGCGTTTACTTGTTCTTCGATGATAGGCATAACGACCGCTTTGATAGCTTCGGCGTCCGTAGCTGGGTCAACTGCCATAGCTACTTCTTCTTCTACCACTTCTTCTTCGGTTACGCTAGTGTCTTCCATGGCTACTTCTTCGGTTTCTTCTTCTGTTACCTCGGCCATTTCTTCTTCGACTACTACGTCTCTAATTTCGGTTACTTCTCCGTCTTTTACTACGTAGATTTTTCCGTCGATTGTGTGTTCTCCGTCTGGGAAATTCATATTATTTTGTTTTAAGTGTTTACTTAATTTCATTCCCAAAAAGCCCTCAATAGAAAAACCTATTTGTTCGTTTTTTACTAGCGTATTGTAATAGTCTACGTCGGTAACTTGGGCCGTAAGCATTAACGTTCCTTTAGGTACTTCAATACCGTAAGTTGTAAACGCTTTGTCTTGGGTTGGGTTTTCCACTATCCACGCTTCAAGAATGTACGCGGGTACTTCTTTTTCTGGATTGTGTTCTAGGTTAAAAACGTTTCGGTTCTGCAAGTCGCGCATAAACTTAACGTGTATTTGTTCGATTGTGTCCGTTTCAAATTGTACATAGTAGTCGCCTTCTTCGTCGTCCTTACGGTAAATTTCCATAGGGATCATTGCGGGCGCCGTTACTCTATACTTTAACTCGTCGGCAAAGAAATGCTTTGTAACGTTTGAAAAAGCTAGGCCTTTTACTTTTATGGCTGGGTTTGAAGTGAACGCAATTTGTTCTATACCTAAATTCTCGCCGTCGGAATATTCCGGGTCGATTGTAATTTTGTAAATGGGTAAGTCGTTAACCATAACAATATTAAAAAAGTGCTATATTTGTTCAAAAAATTATAGCTATGGTAACCATTTTAAACAAAGAAATTCCGAACGAATTAAACGAGTTGACTATCCAGCAATTCGAAGACATTACAGAAATTCACGCAAACCCAAAACTAGACCACGTAGAAAAACACCTAGAGGTATTTAAGTACATGGGCGTAGCAGAGGAAATAGAAGACGTAGACTTTGAAACATTTAAAGACTACATACAATTATTCAATACGGCAAAAGCCCCCGAAGGTATCTTATTAAAAAGGTTTGAGGCGGACGGGTATACATACCAAGCCTACGACGAGGAATGGAAGTTAAGCGCCAAAGAAACAAAGCTAATTGAAAAGATACTAAACAATAAACACAAAGGGTATATAAGCGAAGTGTTAGCGGTCTTGTTCAAACGCACGGACCTAACTAAAAACGAACACTACACCGACGCTCATGTAAAATTAAAGTCCAAAATTATACGTGAACTACCAGCCGAGGTTGCCGTACCTTACCTAGTCGCCGTAGCCGAAACAATTAACAAACAAGTTCAAAGCTTAAATGAACCTACCGAATAGTTGGCACGAGGTTAAGCTATACCAGTTTAAGGAACTACGCGCACTTAAAGAATCTAGCGGGTTCTTTAATACACAACTAGAAACACTAGCTATTTTAGCGGACGTAAGTACGGACGAAATAGAGGAACTAACGCTAGAGGAAATAAGCGACTTATTTAGGTCGGTCAAGTGGGTGCTACATGAGCCTAAAAAGGGCTTGTTTAACGAACTTTCGATAGGTAAGGAAACTTACCACTTACAACCTTTTAAGAAACTAACGCTAGACGAGTTTATAGACCTTGAATATTTCTTACAAAATGATTATCTAGTACATATTTCTCATATTGTTTCCGTGTTTTGGCGGCGTATAGACCATGACAAGTGGCAAAATGTACAATTTGAGCCGTATATATTTAGCCCGTTTGAGCGCCACGTACTATTTGACGACGTAGAAATAACAAAAGTCTACGGTATCTTAAATGAATACCTTAAATATCGGGAAAGTTTCATGCAAAAATACACGGCTTTGTTTAATTCAGACGACGAACCAGACGACGAAAAGCTAGACCCTAAAGACTTTGATAGCATAGCCGAATATAAAGACGAACTAAAGGCCCAAGAACAAAGTAAAAAGGCCCGCAAATGGGGGTGGGAAAGTTTAATTTACGACTTATGCGAGGGGGACTTTACAAAGATAAAAGCAGTGGGTGAACTGCCCTTAATTCTAGTCTTTAATATGTTAGCAATGCGTAAAGAACTAGGCTTAAACGAAACCTCTAAATTTTAAAGCTGCGTTAAAGTCGCCGTCTATTGGTGCAAACGAATATATAATACTACGCTTGTCGCCTAAGATCCTAGCTACTTGTAAAATAGGATAGCGTTTTGTCATCCACTCGGTATACTGCGCGTATATTTCGGCGGTCGTACCGTCGGCGTTTAGCCTATCGGTAAGCTTTGCACAAAGGTCGAAAGGTAACATATTAACCGTACCGTTATTTAGAAACCCAAAATAATACATAGCGTTTATTTGTATTTCTAGTTCGCCTAGCGCTGGTATTTGTGCGTTAATACGTATACTATCGTAAAGCGCCCCGGTGTCTATAAGGGCTTCCTCTGCAATTATGTTACGCAAAGTTCTTGCGATCTTATTACGTGTTTTGTATAGTACGTTGAATACGCCGTTATTCTTGTACGCCATCTCCTAAAAATTGTGGTTCGTATGGAAATTCCTCGGTTGTTGCGTGTCCCGCAAATGCGTGTTTTGGGTTCTTTGGTTCTACCAAGTTTGCCCCGAAGTCGTATATCTCGGAACTCATTACATCGTAGTGGTAGCCATCAGCGTAAATAGGTGGGGTTACTATTTCCATTCCTTCCATTACGGGAGGAGTTAGCATAATCAAACCAATTTCTACAACTGCAGCTACTCCGTTTCCGTAGGCTTCGTGTTTTTCTCCGTTGAACTCAACCTCGATAAGTATGCCTTTGGCTTTAAGGTCTGCGAGTGCGGTGTCCTTGTTTTCGTATGTTAGTTTGAATATATTTTCCATAGTTATATAGTTGTGAGCGTGGCTAATTGAGTATTCGTTAGGCGAGTTTTCCAAAGGGCAAAAGATTTTATTTTGCGAGTTGTATAGAAGTCATTAGTTGCCCTACCATTAAAACGAACCGCTGACATACTGCTCGGAATTGCAGATGTTGTTGATAGAATTTGAACTCCATTTCTATACATTACAAAAGTAGTGCCCGTATATGCAATAGCGATTTTGCCATCAGATGCAGAGGTTGTTGAAAGCGCCGTAACAATAGTACCACTTGCAGCTAAAAATAAACCTAAATAACCCGTTCCAAATTCCCGATATAATACAATTCGGTTGTCATTTGTTCCGTTGTCGATAGTTAAACACGGAATATCTAATTCGATAAAATCTTCCAAGTCAACAAACAAAGTCCCCTCTGTTTGCCCTATAAGCGAACTAATACCAGTCTTTGATATAACATCTGCGTTTCGTGTTACACTTGCTGAGGTTGTAGGTATGTAGGAGGTAGGGTATGCGCCCGCTTCTATTTGTGCGCCCCAAAAGAATAAACTACCACCTGCTATAGGAAAGCCAATTGATGCTTCAGCGTAAACTACAACGGGAATAGGTGCGGTAAGAATACATCTAAACCATCCATTATCTACGCTTTCAATTTTGCCACTTGTTCCACTTCCACTAAATGGAGTAGCGGTTTGAGTTGTTAAATCAAAGTTTGCACCCCAAACTCCTACTGGAGTACCAATCAACATATTAAATGCACTTTGTGTGTCAGCTTTAGCGTAAACAGAATAACTAAACGAATTATTTGTAATAGCGGATACTACTGCGGTTGGATATATATATGAGTTTGTATTTGTAAAAGCAATTTTATCAGCTGACATAGTCCCGTTAGGTGCAGTTGTATTATTTGCGAATGCAGTTATACCTATCTTACCCCAGTCAGAATTATCAAAAGACGAACTATAAGTAAGTAGGTTAGTCCTCTGCGGTTCTACTAACAAACTTGGACAAGTTCCATTTGAGTAGTCAAGACGTGGGATGTTAAGTCTTGTTTCCGTCTTTTGGTAGGGTTTGATTGTACCCTCGTTAAGTTGTGCGCCCCATAAAAACACGGAGGCACTCAAAGAGTTTGTTTCTGCTCTGCCCGCAGTTGAACTTGTAACAAGACAAAAGTTTACATATTTAGAAGATGCTGAACCAACTACAAATGAGCAACGATACCAACCATTTCCTACGCTTTCAATAGACGAACTAATTACACTTGAACCAACGCTACCCGTTGTGCCATTAGCAAGGTTAAAGTTTGCAAAGTCAGTGTTTACGAAGTCAGTATAAATCTGCAAAAAGTCATTTGTGTTCTTTTTAGCATAAACCGAAATTGTATTCCCCACACCAATTACGTCAGTTTGCCACAAAACAATGTGCAAGTCGCTCGCTCCGTTACCCGAAAAAGTGTCAGCGGTCAAAGTTCCATTTGGTGCAGTTGTAGTGTTTCCCGTTATTGTACTTGCTCCTTTCAGCCAAGATGCGTTTGTAAAGTCTTCGGAGTATCCAATCAAATTATAAGGCACTAACTCAACCAACCCCGCAGAGTTTACTCTTGTTGCAGTTGTTGCTCTTACAACGGACATATCGCCCGAACCATCGGACGGAATAACGGAATAAAGTTTGCCTTCTTTGTACCCGTTTGGTGTTACTATTAATGAAGCGGTATCTAATAGGCTCATATATCAAATGAATTTAAAGTAATTTCTAAACAAGTTTCGGCCTCGAATACACCGCCATCGGTGGCTATCCTATCCATAAAGATTTCTATAAGGTCGGCGTTCGCTTCTATTTGTAATGCAAGGGCTTGAATCCACGATCCATTAACGGGACCCGTTGCCCCAAAGTCTTCGGCTAACGCTTGTATCCATGCCTCGCCTACCTCTTTGTTTACATCAAAGAACTCGCACAAAGCCTCTAGCCAAGTGCCGTTTACTGTTTCCGTTATTCCGTAGTGCAAGCAAATAGATTGCCATAGGTTGGCGTCCACGTCTGGCGCTAGTAAGTCGTGCGCTATTGTATGGAGCCATGATTGATTATAGATAGCCATAACTATATTAAATTTACTCTTCGGGTTGTTTTAGCGGTACGGCGCAGTCGGTCCAATTATTAACGCAGAACGTTGCCGACATAACCCAACCCGCTGCATAGTCTAGTAGGTCGTTATTAAGTGGGGTAAAGGTAGGGGCGTCCACAAAGTCAAAGTTATAATTTGTCGAATTTATAAAGTAAGTGAACAAGTCGTATAGTATTTGTTGGCAGTCGGACAAAATTACGTTAATGTTTGCACGGTCTTTTTGTATTATGTCGAAACAAAAAATATCTAGTACAAAGTCGTTCGTGTTTTCGGTGGCTAAAGCGCTTACTGGAACTATAAAAACAATAGGGTACTTTTCGTCTTTGGTAGCAAAGTTAGTCATTTGCTCTTGAAAGTCCGAACCGACCTTATGAACTTGAACATGGTTGTTATAAAAGTCCGTTATTTCGTTTATTAGTGCTTGGTAACTTGTCATAATTCGGAGCCTTTTTTAATTTTATCTATTTTGTTTTGTGTGTTCGTTATGTCGCTTTCGCTTACGATAGCTTGCACAACTATGTTTTGTTGGGCGGTTACGCTTTGCGGTTGGCCTACGGTGTTTAATTGGTTGCCTTGTCCGAACATTTGCGTAGCTGGTGTTAAAGGTGTAACGCTAGTATTTGATGGCGACGAACCACCACCACCGCCACCACTTACGGACCCGCTAGGGTTACTTAAGAGTTGCTTTGCCTTTACCATGTTAGTAGTAATTTGCAAAATACCGCTAGCAAATTGTGCGACACCCGCTAGACCACCAGTTACGCCGTTTAATGCGTTAGACTGCGACGCGGCAACAAGTGAACTAATTGCTTTGGCCGTGTCTATTCCTATTTGAACAAGGGCGCTAGCTTTGTTTATCTTTTCTAGTTTCTTTTGGTCTTTAGTTACTAGGGTTGCTATGTTTGCAAATGCATTTGCGTAGTCGCCTACCATAGATATTTTAGCGTCGCGTACTTGTTTGGCTTTTTCTATTTCATCTAGTGCCTTTGCTTTTGTGTCGGCCGCTACCTTGTCGTTTATAGCTTTTATTTCCGCTGCGCGTTTTTCCTCTAAAACTTTGGTGTCCATGCCGTATTGTTCGGCTAGTGCTATAAGTTCAAAATACTTTGTTTGTACGGCGTCTATTTCGCGTTCTGCGTCGGTCATTTTTAACTGGCGCATTTGCTCTTCGAAGTCTTCTTGTTTTTGTAGTTGCGTGTTTTCGTTGTCTTTAATTTTTTGCGTTATTTGTTCTTGTCGTTTAGCATCTGTTTCGGCTTGCGTTTTTGCGGCTTTATCTAGTTCGGCTTGTTTCTGGCTTTCGTACAATGCAGTTAAACGTACCTTTTCCTTACCGTTTAGGTTTTCGTTTTTCTTTACGTCTTCAATTAGGCGTGCGTACTTTTCGTTTAGTGTAGCTAGTTCGCGTTCGTCGTCGTTTGCAATCAATGCTATTTCAATATCCTTTATACTGCGCTCGGCGTCTAATCTGTTCTTGGCGTAGTTCTTTGCGTTGTCCGTTCCTTTCGATGCGGTTTCTTTTTCTTTAGTTTCTTTTTTGGCGTTGGCGTCTATTTCTATAAGTTGGCGTTCCTTACGTCCGTCTTTTAATATTTTATTTTCAGCGTCTATTTGTTCGCGTAGTTTCTTACGGCGTTCTAGGTTGTCTTTGCTAGCTATCTTTTGTAGTGCTGCGTATTCTGCTCTTTGGTCTTTTAGTCGCTTGTCTGCCTCTTTACTTAAGGCTTTACTCTTTGCTATTTCTAAAGCGCTTGTATCTTTGCCCGCCGCTTTCGCTTTGGCTATTTCTATGTCGTAACTATCCGCTATTTTTTCCGAACGCTTTTGTGAACTTGCCGCGGCCTTTTCGTTAGCCTTGGCCATTTTATCCGCGTTCTCTTGCGCGGCGTAATTGGTTAAACCCATATAGTCGGTAAGTTGTTTAAACCCGTCTATAATTGCGTTAATGGGTGCCATTAAAACTTGTAAGACTTTATCTAGTACGCCTATTTTATTTAGGAAAACACCGATACCTACTACTATGGCAGTAATAACGGCCGCCAATAAAAAGATAGGGTTAGCTAGAATTTGAACACCCAGCTTAACAAACGCACCGCCAACGGTTTTAACTACACTTGTAAGGCCTTTTAGTGCGCCGCTTATTTCGGCTTTACCTACGGACCCCAAGGTTTTAGCGAATACTTGCGCCTTTTCCGCTGCGCCCTCAAAGTCTAAACTAGCTAGGTCGGCTTGGATCATGCCAAATGAATTGCTTACCGCCTCAAACTTTGAACCCGCGTTAAATACGCTTACTTGTTCGTTTACGTCTTTAAGCTTATCGGCTAGTTGTCCCGCCTTTTGGGCTAGGGCTTGCATAGTTTCCGGGTCGGTTGCGTTGGCTATTGCACCTTTTACCGCTTTTAGTTCGGCTTTAATTTCGGATATGCCCGTAAGTTTTAGTGGTATCTCAACTGTATTCATAACTATATTACCCTTTTAGTAGGTGCGTATTTCTAAAGTTGTGTTATTTAAAATGTCGTCGTTATGCTTGTGGTTTTGAGTGTCCGTAGTTTTAACTACTATATTACCGTCCGTGTTTATGTACGCACTATTCAAATGGTCGTGTTCATTGCTATTAATTACAACGTAGGTTGTTTGAAAGTCAAACGGGTTTATAGGCGTTCCTAGGTATTGCCCTTGCGATACTCTAGTCCATGTTATTACACCGACGTTATTAGCCAAAACGAGGGCCTTAGGGGCCGCCGTTCCTACTTGGGTAAGGTTAGCTATGTACGCAAAGTTTTGCGTTTGTATACCGTTAATTCTTGGCGTTATTAGTCCGTCTTCGTTTAGCGTTTTATTGTCGCCTATTATTATTCCTTTAACCCCTTGCGCTACGGTGTTACTTTTTCCGTATACCTCAACGTTCGCACCCTCTAGAATTAAGTTGCCCGTTGCCATTTTGGTAGTAAATACAGAACTTAATGCCACTTGCGTAATAACGCTAGGCGCGGGGGTTCCCGTGTTCGTTATGAAAGGCGCTAGTTCTAGTTCGCTATCTATGCTTATAAGTTCTACTTTGGTTAGCGTGTCCGTGTTTGCGTTATAATCAATTACACGGTTTATATTCCACCACGAATTATCTATGCGTACTTTGTCGTTTAGCTTTAAGTTATGAATGTCCGCCTCTGTTAACCTAAAGAACGCCGTAAGCATTTTGCCCTCGTTTATTTGGTTAATTGTACGGCGCCAGTATAGATTGTATAGGTTGTTATTGGTTAGCGTTTGCGGTTGGTAAAAGTAAAAGTCGCACGTTCCAAAGTTAATATCAAAGCTTGGCGTATTCGCGTTGTCAAAGTGGGTAATAGCCGGGTAAGTAGTTACGCCGTAGGTACCGGTTAACCCGCCGTCGATTAGATTGTAGTTACCGCAAGTTTGCGCGCCACCATCGTACAATATTCTTAAATTGTTTTTAGGTGCTTGGCCGTCAAACATTGGTAGTATAGCACCAAATGTAGTTGAGGTTATGGGCGTAGGGCTAAAGATTAATTCTTTTGTATCTATGTCTTTAACGTATTCCGAATTAAATATATATTCTTGTTGCCCGTATATTTCGCGGGTGGTGTCAAAATACAATTCATTGGCGCTGTCTTTGTCTTGTTTGTAGGTTAAGATTAGGCGCTTGTTTGTTACGTCTGGTAGGAACTCTAGATTTTGTTCGCGGTCTTTTGCTAGTTTATAGGTCCAATCTTTTTCTGCGCCGTTGTCGTAATACTCATCTCGGTGGGTTAAAATGATATTGTTAGGTTGTTCGGGGTTGACGTCCGCAAATAGGTTGTACATTGTAAATATAGACTTTACAAAGTCGCTTTGCTTTACCTTGTCGGGTACGTATTCGTTCATCGTAACGTAGCCGCCTATTGGTTGGGTGTTACTGTTTGGCTTTATTTCTACCTTTAGGTCTATAATATCTAGGTTCACGTTTACTTGAGCCGCTACACCCGCCGCAGTTCGCCACGTAGTTAAGCCAAATTGCCAGTTTGATTGAATACCCGCAACCATTTTTAACAAGTCGTTCGTGTTTATGTAACCCGTTGGGCTAGTTATTACAAGGTTTGCATAGGTTCCAAAGATTGAAAGGCCCGACGCTACAAAAGTGTTTACTACAATAGGCGTAAGTGAGGCGGTTGTGCCTTGGTTCGCTGGGTTTAAAGCCTTAACAAAAGGCGTAAACGTTATAGTTTCTGGGTCGTAGACACCCCCTATGCTGTCGAATACGTACGGTTGTACGGGACTAGCCGAGGTATTGAATACCTTAACTTCGTATTGTATAGTTATGTTAAATTCGTAACCTTGCGAGGCTGCGGGGTCCGTGTTTGTTGGTGCGGTATACACACCCGTTGCTGGGTTGAATAAGTTTTGCGGGTCTTGTATTTCCGTGAACCCCGTTAACAATTCTTGAAAGCCTATAAAGTTACCGTTTGTGGGTTGTGAAAAGGCGGTTTCATGGGTTACGTTGGCAACTACTTTAAAGTCGTTCCAGTCTATTTGGTTTTCGTCGCCGTTGTATGGTATTAACAACTTGTCGAACCTAGCGTTTTGTAGGTCGGCCCAAGTGTAGGAAAAGCCAGCGTTTGCAAAGATGCGATCAAAGTAAGTCTTTGCGTATATAGCGGGTTTAAGTTGGCGAACGTTTATAACGTTGGTTGGTTGGTATGGTAAGACGTACTTATAGCCGTTGGCTTGCGTAAAACCGTAACTTGCTATTATGCTAGTAGAGTTTGAATAGTGGTTGAGGTCGCTAAAGTCTATGTCTGTAAGTTCGGCGTTTGTTATGGCCGTGAATAGTTCCGCTTTGGTGTCTTTTATTAACACTTCGTAGTTAGCAACTTGTTCGTATTGGTCCGTGTTTTGGGACTTATTAACACCAACCAACTGTAAGATTGCGTCTTCTAAAATAACAACGTCGTTCTGCAATACTTGGCAATGCGTCAACTTCGTTAAGTCAAACGTTCCCGCCTCTACGTTTACGTCGTAGTAGTGGTTTAAAATACGGTTGTTATTGTCCGTCGCTGGTAGTACGATAGTCTTTGAAAAGGTACCCGTTCGCTTTGTAATATCTCTAATCTCGCCAACCGAAAAAGTAAGCGGGACATTTACGTCGGGCCGTACGTCTAAAATACCGCCTATAAGTTCCTCGCCGCCTAACGACTTTAAGAACTCCGACAAACACCCAGGCGCCTCAAAGGTTCCGCCGTCCGTAGTTACTCTATTTTGAAAGCTACCTACTTGGCCACTTACCGACGTGCCACCGCCTATAACTATCTTAACCATTTATTACGTCGTTATTTGAAAGCTTAACTACTACCGTTTGTTTGATTAGGTTCTTGTTTCTTTGTTTGAACACTTCGTAACTGTTCGTTACTAGAATAACCGGTACGTATTTCGTACTCGTTACCAGTATGCCGTCGGGACAAGTGTACGTTACGCGCTTCATGAATACTTGTGGGCTAGTTATAAGTTGTTCAAAGTACGTGGCCATTTCTTGGGTCATGTAGTTTGTATTCAATTCTAGCGTTTTTGTTGCGCTTACTTGAAACGTATTGTAGCCAAATTCGTAGGTATCGTATTTCCATTGCCCACCAGTTACAAAGCCCGTGACGTCTTTGTTAAACTCGTCGCGTTGCACCTCGCCACGTTCGTAGTTTTTAAGTTGAAAAGCAAAGCTAGACATTGAACCCATACGATCCAAAAAGACTAGGTCCACCTCGTCGATGCTTTCACGTCGGTCTATATTTACGCGATACTTTACAGACTTTTGGCCGCTATCGTCGTACCAAAATTCATAGTACGTTGTGTCGTCTTTTATTAGGGGTAAAGTGCCAGACGTTACTGTAAGCGCTCCCTTGTTGTGAGGGCCTACGGCTACACCAACAATAGAACCAGTTGCCACCGTGTTTTTGTACAATATGTCGCCGTTGCTATTTTCAAACACTATCTTTTTACCCGGCTTGGCTTTGGCGTTTAACCAAAGGTCTTGGCCTAACGTTGCATAGAACCCCGTGCGCGGTTGGTCCGTTAACCAAAGCTTTGACGGGTTGTTAAGAACGTAATTTGTTTCGTCGTAGCTAGGCCATTGCGCCCACTTGAATACACCGTTATAAGATTGCTTGGCGAAAGTTATTACGTCGTATACCGCTAGTTTACGGTTGTCCGCGTAGGTTACTACACCATCTATTGCCGCGTCGGTTACGCTAGACCATGCCACCCCAATTTCGAACCATGTACTAGATGAGTTTGTAACTACGTGTAAGCCCTCAACTAAAGGGTTGTCTATACCGCCGTCCGCTTGTACTATGTTAATCTGGTCGCCTACTACAAACGTATTATTTACGTTGACGCGTACAAAGCCACCAGAGTTTGTAAGTGAACTAGTGTAGGTAAATTCGGCTAGGTATTCCTCGCCAGTCTTTAGCGTGAAACTAAAGTAACAATTTGAGGCGTCGTAGTCCGTGGTTACGTTGGGTTCAAAGTTCCACGAAAGGTAGCTAGTTAAGAACCTACTTAAGTCAAGTTCGCCGTAGCCGTCAATTATTCGTGGTAAGACTTTGAAACGTCCTATTTGGGTTGCCCCGTCGTATACGTCAAAAATGTACTTGAACCCGTCTAGGTTTTTGTTCGTCGAATCTATTAAGAACTTAACGGGGTTGAAAGCTGGTGTAAAGCTTTGGGGTTGTGCTATTGTAGTTTGTGCCATAACTATATTAAAATTCTAGTTCGTCTTTATTTAGAACGCAAAATAGGCGTCGTCTGTATAGTATTGTTCTTTTATGTAGGTGGTCGCGTACCTTACGGCGTCCATAGCGTCGTCCCATAGCTTAACCGGTTCGTCCGTTATTTGGTCGCCTATCTTTTTCCACTTGTAATTCTGGTATTCCTTTTCTAGATGCTTGTCGTTCATAGCAAACACACCAAAGGTTTTTATGTTATCTATGCCCTTTTTCACTACCTTGTTAGCGTTGCGTACATTGTAGCCCGCGTTGTTCATTTCGGCGATGATCTCGGGCCGTGCGTAGTCTGCTATTATTTCCGTTTCCTTTTCGACGTCTAGCGAGGCCATGCGGTCGATGAGGTTCGAGGTGGTTAGGTAGCTTTCGTATATTACGGGTTCTATAAATATATCTTTTTCGTGCCAGTACACGCGCATCAAAGCGGTAGGGTGGTTATAACCAAAGTCTAGCCCGTAGACAAATTGCGTGAACCTAGCGGGTCGGTGTGGTAGGAATGTCCAATTTGAGTATATATTGCTTTTGCTTATAGCGTGTTCGCCTAGTGCGTAGATTTGGTATAGCGCCTCGTCGGTACGTTTTAAGTCTTCTATTTGTCGTTTGATAGTGTCGGGCAAAAAGGGGTTGTCCCTATACGTGGACTTAATTAGTATGCTTTCGTGTTTTGGTAGTTCGTAAAGCCAACTATTGCTATCGGACGGGTTGTAGTCAAAGATTAGCTTTTGTTCGGTACGCATATTTAACTGGGTAAAGTCGTCTAGGAATAGTTCGTTCGCCTCGTTACACCATGCTATGGACCTCTTGCGGCCCCTTATTTTCTGCTCGTCGTCTACACTAAAGAACTCTACTATTGAACCGTTGGGGAACGTGTATATGTGTTCGCTCATATTATGGCTCGTCTTTTCGTAAATACCCGCCTCTTTAAGCACTTCTAAAAAGTCGCGCATAGCCGTGGCACGTAACGCTGGGAATGTCTTACGAATTATGCTTACCACCTTGTTTGGGTTCTGTAAGCAATAGACCATCAATAGCTGGCAAAGCGAATACGTCTTACTTGAACGCGACCCACCCTCGTTAATGATAAAACGCGCCTCATGATTATAAAGCGCGTCGTAGTTACGTTCAAAAACTATGGTTGACTTTAGGTCCATTACTCTAGTTCTTTGGTGTCGGGTCTAATTATGCTAATCTTAATTTCGTTTATGTTTTCGCCGTTGCTGGTTACGTCCGTCTTTTCGGTTAGGTTATTCAAACGTTGAGTTATTGACGGGTTGTACTGCCCAACCATGCCGCCTTCGATTTGATCCTGGCGAATTATTTTCTTTACGCGTTGGCAGACCCCGCAATACTCTTCGTATGCCTTATTCGTATTTCTGAAGTAGTGGTCTACTGTTACCCCTTGTTCGTAGCAGTATGTTTCAAAGCCCTCGTATGTTAGTGGTACTCGTAGCTTTTCTTGTACTACCTTACCGCTTTGTAAGGCTTTGTCTATTACCCTTGGGTTTTCTATGGTTCGTGTTTTGTAAGCTTCGAACATTTCCCATAGCTTTTCGGGGGTTTCTATGTATTTATGTTTTCCCATTTAGTTTCGTGTTTTTAAAGTGGTCTAAAAATTGGTCTTCGTTTAATTCCTCTACGCATAGTAGGGTTGGCATATCTGTTAGGTATAGAATAATATGGTGTCCGTCTTTTTTTAGTTCCGTTTCTACGGCCTTACCTACCTCGCTCATCTTTTCGCCCATATCAATCATGTAAAAAGCCATTACTTTTTCTTTATAGACTTAACATAACGGGATAGGGCCTCGCGTGCGTGTGTTTCCCATACTCTATTACATACGGCGTAACGTTGGCTTTCGTCTGGGAACGAACCTACGCTTTCCTCGTCGGCCATACAACGTTGAATGAACTTATCTTTACCCTCGCCTTTAATTGGTTGTGGCATCTTTTCGTCTTTTTCGTGTTTTCTTAACAACTGGCTTTGGTTCCTCAACTGCATCTGCTTGCGCCACCTCATGATCAATGCCCGTGTAGCTAATTGTTTGGCTTTCCTTTTCGAATAAATAGCCCAAACCTATGCTGGTGTAATATGTAAAACGTTTCGGGTCTATTTTGTCAACCTCTATACGTCGTTCGCCTAAAACACTATCGTAGCTTATAAGCGTTTTTCCTTTGTATTCGTCTTTAATTTTCATGTTCGTTTTTTTCTATGGTTTCTACTATAATACCTATACCGCTAAAAGCAATAAACAAGCCCGTAATAAACAAAGCGTGTCGGTATTCGCATAGGGTAATTAGTACGCCTATCGAAATAACTATAAGGCCAGCGGCTATTTTGTTAGTCTTTTCCATTTATATAACTATATTCGATTTCCTTTATTCTTTGTTTCAATGCTTTGATCATGTAGTAGGCCGAGGTTCGCGGAATGTCGAAATAATCCGCCATTGCTCTAGATGTTTGGCATTTGTGCGTGAAATATGCGTCAGCTATCCGCTTTTCAACCGGGCTTATTAGTTCGTTAAGATACGTGTTTATGCAAGCCTTTCGTATGTTTATAAGTTCCTCGTGCTTTAGCTTGTCCGTGATTTCGTCGTCTTCGGGCTTGTCCGTAGCTATGTACTCCTGGCTATACACCTCGTCTTGTTTCCTACTTAAAGACGTAGGCCACCAAATTTGCATTTTGATTGTATTTAGTAGGTAGCTTTTTACCTTGTTTTCGTCGGCTTCGTGGTCGTCTATACCCGCTACGTGCAAATAGGCGTTGTTTATAACCGTGTCGGCCTTTAAATTTATGTAGTTTAGCTTTTTGCTTAACATCAAACGCTTCAGCATATAGTTAGTATACGTCCTAACCTCGCCATAATTTGCCGTTATGTAGGCGTCAAGAATTTTTTTGATACCAGACAAGGAACTCATTGTAAAAGGTTACGCGATCGCCAGCACCGCAAAGACATCTATTATCATTTTGGCCCGTAACTACGTTTTTAATCTTTTGTAGCTTTTTTAAATACATTTTGCTTAACCGGTTAGGGGTTAGCAACTCTAGTATTTTGGCTATTTCTATTTGTTGAGCCTCTGTAAGCATAGGTCCAAAGTGTGGGCGGTTAAACTTATAAGGGTAGCCGTTAAAAATTCCCCAGTCAAAGCCCAACTAACCCAAAAGCCTACGCACTTCGGACAACCGAAAGCGGCGTGTATTGGTATTGTAAGACCGTTAATAGGTAAGCGGCTAAAGATAGCATCTAAAAGTATTTGCAATGGCTCAAAATTAACAAGCCACCATGCTAGACCGACGTATATTAGTATTTCCATATTCCAAAAGTATAGGTTTTTATATTCGTGTTAATATAATTTTTCAACAAAAAAGCCCCAATTAAGGGGCCTCTAGTAGTAGTTTACCGTTTAAAGTTGGTGTCTTATTATGTACTCGTCTAGTTTTATAGCCGTACTTAACGAAACGTCTTTACCATCTAGGAAATTTTGTATTTGAAAGGGGTGGAACTTACCCGTTTTTTCTTTGATTTCCTCGGCTATTTGGTTACGTGTTTTCGACTTTAAAACCTCGCGCATCTTATTACGCAATTCTATGTCGTTTATGTTCATAACTTTTTAAAATGGTAGGTCGTCGTTAAGTGGTACGGGTGGATTTGTAGGTTCTTGGGCTACGTATGGTTCGCTAAAAGATGCTGAAAAATACTTTTCCCCCGTCTTTGTGTCCTTTACCCATAGGGCAATCTCCATTTCTTTACCGTTTACCATGCACTTACCTTTGTAGTCTGGGTGGCTTTCCGTCTTTTTGTAGTTGTTCTTAAAGATCGCACCCGCGTTGTTTTTTGTTTCCATTTGTTTAGTTGTTTAAGTACATATAAATCCTTGCAATAATAGACAAAATTGTTACGCCTATTAAAACCTTTAAATAAATTACTGTCTTGTTTTCCATTTGTTATATATTAAAAATTAAATTGATTACTAAAATTAAGGCTATTACTGTTACCATTATCATTGTGCCAATAGCTGCCATCTCCGCTCGGCTTTTATCTTGGCGGGTTGGTTTATATTCTTTTTGTTTCATACGTTAAAATTTAGGTCGTTGTCTTTCATTACTTGTTGCAGCATCTCTCGGCATTGTGCGAATACTTCCAACTCGGTTTCGTTTAGGTCTTTGTTTCTACTGTATCCGTGTTTCACTATCCCCCTCAACTTTTGGTCAAGGTCGTAAATTGCATCGTGCCAGTCTTCGCCTTGCATTGCGTTAAGTGCTTCGGCTTTGTTGTCGAACTCTATTGTTACTTTCATCTTATTTAGTTCTGTTTGTAATTGCTTCTCGGTAGCCATTGCTAAACGCTTCGACTTCTACTAGCGCTATGTCTTTTTTGATGCGCTCTAGATACAAGGTGGCGTCCATTAGTTCTTCTTGTAGGTGGTTTAGCCATTGTTCTAGCGTTAGGTCGTTTCGTGTTAACGGCGTGCCGTATTTCTTTAGCCCCGTGTTTGAGCGTTCGACGTACTTCGCTAGCACGCTTTTTACTATCTGGTCTTCTACTTCTTGTTTCATAGGAAATTGTATAGGGTGTTAAAATACTCGCGGCAAAGTTCTACGCGCTCTTTGATTTCGGCTATTACTTGTTCGTCTTTTTCTACTTTAAAGACCTTTACACGGCGCCCTAGCGGTATATGGTCGAACGTGTGGCGCTTTAACACCTCGTCGCGTAGTTCTTGGCTTTCGTCCATTAGTCTAGCGTTCCAGTGTGCGCGGCGCACTTCGTCTTCAATCATGTCCGCGGGTGTGTTGACTAAACAGTAAACTAGTAGCGCTTCGGTCTTACCCGTTAATTCAAGGTAGCCTTGCAACTGGTAGTAATAGTCTTTGGTCGGTATTTCCGTAGCAAAAAACGGAAAAGTAGTAGCGTCCCAAGAACTTTTTACGTCTAAAAGTATGTCGTTCGTGTTTACGTCCGGGGTTCCCGTCAAGAAGTCGTTTGTAAAGTGTTCGTGGTTCTTATATAAGAAACCTATTTCTAGCGCGTTTGAGGCCATTTCTATGGCTTCGTCTTCTACTAGGTTACCTTTGTCTGTGTAACGGCTTGAAAACGTCTTAATGATGCCGTATTTCGCACGTAGCACCTCTTCTTCTATGTACGTCTTTGCGGTTTGGCTTAATAACTCCCCCTTGGTGCGGGGGTTAGTCATTATTTTACCTATGGCAGAACATCGAATTTTGAAAGCTTTCATAGGGCGTTAAGTATATCGGTTTGACCATCGGTTAATTCAAAACTAGCCTCTAGCTTTTCGCGTGTATAGTCGCCTTTTTGTATGGCTACTACTGCGGATTGAAAACGTTTAGCGTCTATTGGCTTTTTCTTTGGTTCGTTTTTTACTTGTTCGCCGCTTGCGTCTGTGTCTTTGTCTGTAACAAGTCCTAGGCTACTAGCTAAAGCGTAACGACGGAAATACGTAACGCCAGAACCAAAGCTTTGATAGTCATTCATGCCTTTAAGGGTTACGCTAGGAATTGCTACCATGCTTTCCATATTCTCGCCCGACTCTACGTGAAAAATAATAGTACAAATGTAGTTTTCGCCGTCTTTAGTGTGTAGGTTTTGGGTAAATCCTAGACCGTGTTTAGCTAGTAACGGGTTAATTACTTTAAAAATTGCGGGTAGATCGCTATAAGAATAGCCAAACCCTTGCGTACCTTTGTGAATTACTGGTACTTCTTGCTGAAAAGCCGCAAGCGCTTTAAATAAATGTTTCATAACTTGTTGTTTTTAAGTGTTAACTATATGCAAATATATAAAGATATTCCGATATACAAACTATTTAAGTAAATTTTTTTATATTTTTTATTCTGGTGGTGTACGTGTCGCTTTTGAATACCCAGTCGCCCCAGTCTATTTCGCCTTTTTTCTTTAGTTCAGCTATTTTATAAAATTCGTCTTTTGCTAGGTAGCCTATAATATATCCGTATTTCATGCTTTTAGAAACGCTACACCATAAATAGAAGTCTGTTTTTTGTCTAGTGTTACTTGCGTCTATATTGGCGTTGAAGTCGTTTGTAGGTTCTTTATCGGTTTGTATGGTCTTAACGTCTATTTTTTTTCCGTTTATTTCTAGGTCGTAGTCGTAACTACCTACGTATTGAACGGGTTTGTTTATGGATCTCAAAAAGTGCATAGCTATTACCTCGCCTAGCGCACCGTATATTTGGCTTTCGCCTTGCGTTATTGAATTTGTTAACGCCTTAAAATTATAAAGCTTTCTAGCTTGTAAAATTTGTTCTTCGGTTATGTCTATTTTTATCATTGTATTTGGTTTATTTTTTGTTTGTATACTTTTATTAGTTCTTTAAGTTCCTCGACGTCCCAGCGTTTCTCTAGGTGTGCGCGGCCTTGTAATTCTACTAATTTGTCGGCGCCTATTCTTTGTTCTATGCCTATCTGGTAGTTAAGTAGGTTGCCGGATAGGAAAGTGTTGCAATGTTCGCACTGCAAATGCACGTTGTCTTCATCAAAACGAACGTTTGAGTGGCCGCCTTGGCTGTAATAGTGACCCGCGTTCTTTTTCTTGGGTGGTTGGTTGCAAGAAATGCACGGCTTACCCTCGTCGCGTTTACGTATGTAGGTATTAAATACTTTTTGTGCGTCTTTTAGCCAGTCGGTTGTTGTTTTTAGTTCGGTTGTCCATTTCTTTTTCGTGTTTTTCCATGATGCCGTTTTAACTTCTTCTACAAAAGCCTTAACGCATTCGTCTTTTAGGCAAAATTTATGGTTGAAACGTATAGGTTCGAACTTGTCTTTGCAATTCTTACAGCGTGGCATAATCAAAAATTACTTGTTTGTATTTCCATTTCTAGTTCTTTAACCCTTTCTAGTAGGTCTATGTTTCGGCTAGCTAGTATGGTGTTTTCACGGCTTAAACTTACCGCATGTTCGTGTAGTCTACTAAAAAACGAAATAGCCTCTAGCAATTCTTGTTCGCTTTTTTCTGCGCCTTGTATATAGTCCTTTGCTTCGGGTCTTGTTTTAAGTATTTGTTCACGTGCGGTCTTTATTCTTTGCTGAATAGCCCAAAGGTTAGCCCGTGTTTTTATAATTTCTAGTCCTAGTTCCATGTTTATGCTTTTTTGAACACTAAAATGTTTTGGTGTACTTTAACAAGTTTTCGTGTTTTCATATTTCCGTTAGCGCGCAGCATTGCCGTTCCGTATGCGTTTACTAAAATAGCCTCATTGTAAAACTTCATGCCGCATTTTTCAAAAGCGCGTATGGTGTCTGGCACAAAGCCAATATAGTTGCCTTGTTTATTTCTAACCTCACCCACAACAAAACAAGCTAGTCCGTCGGTTTTTAACAAGTTACATGCTTTTGCTATAATACTTTCGTAAGCTTGCATAAATTCATTGTATGGCATATTCGAAATATCGCCTTTCAAGTCGCTATAAACCTCAAGGTCGGCGTATGGTGGGCAACTAAAAACAAAGTCAAATTGTTTTGTAAATCTGTTTAAAACATTGTTGCTATCGCCTACGTACCATTGCGGCTGGTTTTCTAAATTTAAAATGTCTAGCGCTTGTTCGCGGTTACTATCTATTTGTTCTTGTCGTATGTCTATACCCGTGTATTTATAACCTAGTTTATTGGCTACTATACCACGAACAGAACCACCCGCAAAAGGGTCTAGTATTTCGCCGCCATCAATACAAAACCACTTGTATAGAACTTCGCACAAGGCTGGATCAAAAATACTAGTGTCTGACATTTTAACCTCTTTACCAGCAAACATATTTGTTTTACCTTTTGAATTAAATGTAGTTGCCGTTCTACCAAGTTCACTTTTTATACCTATCGAAAGCCATGCTTTTTTTCTATTTTGCCAGTTTCCACCTTTTGTATCTAGTATTGTAAATGGTGGTTCTATAAAGCGTTCGCGTAAAATTGGGTCGGTTACTATTTCGTTTCCGAATAAATCAAAATTTTTCATTTTAAAAAGGTGTTTTTGTTTGGTGTTCTGGTTTGTAATAACTTCCCCTATTGGCGTAAACCCGGTTTCCTTTGTAGTCAAGCATATAATATTGGTATCGGTCTACGTCTAGAAACATTTTGTAAACTCCGTTTTTTGACACGCCTTTGGGTTTACTCTTTGCTACTTTCAAATGTACTTCGTTTTTTTCTGCGCCCGTTCCGTCGCTATTTGCTAGTCCGTAAGGTGGTCGCCATGGAATTAATACGCTTAAACCTTTTCTAAACCATACTTGACCCCCGGCAAAGTCGCGTGCGCTAGGTATAGGAAAATAACTTACGTCGGTTCCGGCTATGGTTTTACTTGTTACCATTGGTTGATCGCGAACGTGGTTTATAACGCAGTTGTGTCGGCCCGTTTTACGTGCGTTTTTACGAACTTGTCCTAATATCCTACTTAAATACTTGTCTTCGCGTCCTAGGTCGCTTTGTTGGTATTCTTCGCTTAACTCATTCCACGGGTCTATTGTAGTGGTGTGAATTTTAATCCCCTCTTTGCGTTCAATTTCGTCTACTAGGTCGTAGAATTTAGTTATAGTTAGGTCTTCGTAAATCGGATCAATAACAATAAAGTGTTCATTTACAAACATTTCGGCGCTTACTTGTTCGCCGTTTGTCATTGCGTTCTGGCCTTGAACGTATGGCTTACCTATAAACTTGTAGCAAAGTTCGGCGTATATTTCCGCTGCGCTTCCCGTTTCTGGGCTAAATACTACGTGTCGCCAACCGTGTAAACACGAAAGGTTTATAAGAAATTCAAACCAAAGTTCGGTTTTACCGCTTGCGGGTGCTGAACCTATGTAAGTCGTACAACCTTCTTTAATTGTAAAGGGTAACATATCCCAGTCCCAACCTATGCCTTTTCCTTTTACGTCTTTTTGTAGGCGTATTTCGAACATTTCAGAATTTAAGTTTTGTAGTCTAGTGTACATTTATTCCCAAATTGGTGCTGGTTGTTTGTATATAGGTTTGCTTGCGTCTACTTGTTTTTGATTCCAGCGCTTTATTCGTAGTTCTAAATTAAAACTAGTTTGCTTTTCAAAGCGCATCTTTTTGTCTTTAGGTCCGTGTTCTGTCCAATACTCGTAAAACTGTCTTACCATTTCTTTTCCGTACAATTCTACAAAAGGAACTAGACTAGAGGCAAACATTTGTTTGCGCTCTTTAATACTATCTATTTCTTTATCTTTATCTACTTCTTTAATGCTAGAGCCTGGCTTTAGCGTCGCTTTAGCCTTGCTTAAGCCACCCTTACGACCCGACTCGCTGAGTTTCAAACGTTTAGCGGTTATTTCTTTACGCTCTAAATCTAAAAAAGAAATTACTAAAAAAGTTTTTTTCGTCTTTAAATAATTTTTTTCAATCAATTTTTCAATTAATTCTGAATTTCTTAAGCGCAGCTTTGCTTCCTCTATGGTTAGGCAATTATTTCTATTCCAGTATTCAGCGCATACGCTTATAAAAGCGCCTTGCAACTCAAAACTTTCGTAGCTTATATTTCCCGTGATCCATTCGGTCGCGTTAAATTTAAAGAATGGTAGTTCTTTGCTCATTGTTTAATTTTTAGGCAACAAAAAAGCCTCATAAATCCATCGGGTCTCACTTCGATTTCATTATAAGGCTTCAATAATTCCTCTGGGTTCTATGGTGTGAGACCGAACCATGTACAAATATAACATTTATTTTTCTAAAAGGTTGCTTTCAGCTAAAAGTTTTTCGTAAACACCTAGTTTAACACGTCGACGAATACGTTTAAAGTCGCGTATTGTTCTAGCATCTAATAGGTCCGTTTTTAAGTCGCGCACTTGTCTGGTTTCATTTGGGTAAATTATTACACTACCCTCTAGTTGTTCTTTTAACTGGTATGTTTCGTGTTTATAATCCTCGTCGCCGTAGCCCGTAAGGTCTTTATGCGTTCGCAAGCCGTGAATAATTGTAGAGTGGTGCTTACCGAATATCTCGCCTATTTGCGAAAGGCTAAAGCCACTAGTTCGTAGTTCATTGTATAGGTATGCGCGCTTGTAAATCAATCCGCGATCCCTACATTTGGTTGTTAAATCGTATGCCTCTATAAGTTCGTGTATTAATGCTATTCTATTTTTCATATTTCCGTTATTTTAAACTTGCCTAGGTTAAAGTTTTCCGTAAATAGTAGCTCCGACTTTGCAGCGTAGGCCATTGCTTTAGAGTAGAAACGCCAGCTTTGCACGGCTTTAGTTCCAACGTAGTAAGTTAGTAGGTATTTCATAGCTTTTCGATTTCGTTTTTTACTTGTTCCCAATATAGCCCCTCGCATCTAAAAGCGTGGCCCGCTTTGTCACTTAAAAATTGAACTTCTTTTATAATTCGATTTTCAAATTCTATTGCCTCATCAACTGCAATCAATGCACATTGCTTTGCAGTAATTTTATGCCACCATCCATTAAACATTTTATGTGTTTTTACTTTCAAGTATCTTAATAATAATTCTTCTGCTTTTTCTTTTGGTGTCATAGCTTATTTATTTTATACGTTTGTGTTCCGTCTTTTAGTTCTTTGTGTATTACCTTTCCTTCTTCTACAAGTTGTCCTAATGCTACAAAAAAAGGCGTTAAATTCCATTGCGGTATACCAGTAAGCATAAAATCATAATCCATTTTTCCTAATATGTCCCAGTCAAAGTCCGAAGGCGTTTTTATTTCACCGTCGCTCATATATTCAAGTAAGAATTTTTTAGCTGGTTCTATTAATCTATTTTCATTGCATTTTGTAGGCATATACTTTTTAACTTTTTTTATTGGTTTTAATGGTTGGCAGCTCATATCTCTTGCATTTTAATTTCACAAATTCGGTTGTATAAGCTTTCGTTAAAGTTACCCCAAAAGCGGTATATTCGATAGCGGTTAAATGCCCCATTCAGCGTGGCCGTGGTCCTCGTACCATTCGCACATGTCGGACTGTAACAAGTCGTTACCGTATTGGTTAAGTTCTTCGTATAGCTGGCTTTCAGTTTCTTTGGTGTTTTCATAAATTTTTGTTATTTGATATGTTAATTCTTCGGTGTCTTGAACTCTATTATAGCTTAATTCTACATAAACTTCGGCTAGTAGTTCGTCGCTATATGCGCTAAATATTAAGGCGTGCATTCCGCCGCCGTAATTAAAACCGCCTTGCGGGTCAATCCATATTCTACTGTTCATTGCTTCTATTATAAACGCCTTGTGCGTATTGTTTGTATATACCTTTCAATTCGTAGCTACGTGTTTTAAACGTTTGCGGATCCGTAGTCGCATGGTGTAAACGTGGCGGGGTGTTTGTTGACATGAGCCAAATAAGTAGCGCAAAGCCAAATAAAGCTACAATGCCACAACCTAAAATCTGGCGTTCGTCTGTGTTTAGGTCTGAGAATAAGAATTTAATTGTTTTCATATTGCTTCGATTAAGTGTTTTAACATTTCATTATAAAGGGCAAAAGCTAGGCGGGTGTCTTTATGTCCGTACCCTAGCGCGTCGCGTTTTGTTACGTAGTCGTTCCAAAGCTTGTTTTCTGTTTCAATAATTAGTTGCGTTTTCATGTTGTTAGCGTTTTTGTATATGCAAATATATACACTTAATCGTTATTAACAAAAAAAAGTTGCATTTTTTTAACATTATTTTTAAGATGCTAGTATTTACGTGGGTTACAGACGCAAAATATTTTTAGAAAATTTTTAGGAAAACAAAAAAAGCCACCCGAACGGATGGCCTTAACAACTATGAAACGTGTAAAGTTAAGTATTTAAAGCGGGAATTTTGTACTATCTATGTTTTTATAAACTTTTCTTTGTCCGTCTTTTTCTATACGATCACTTTCGAATATCAATATACGGCCGCCCGTTGGCTTAACTGGTGCGCCTCGTTCTACGTGCCAGCCTTTAGAACCGTCGCCGTATTCCTCTTTATAAGTTCCGGTTAACATTAAATGTATCTCTTTGTGTTCTTGGCGGTAACCTTGTTTGGCATTATAGCTTGTAGTGTCGCGTACGTCGTTACGTGAGGCGTTTTCGTGTATGTGGCCCATTGTAAATACGTCGAAGTCTTCGTACATTTCCAAAGCCCTAGTTAAATTCAAGGCGCCTTTTGTAACTACACCGCCACCACCGGAACCGTGAAAGTATTTGATTTTAAACGAGGTGTTTATATTCTCGCTAATATGTTGACGAACAACTAACCAACCACCATAGCCACCAGTATACACGCTTGAACCAGCTTTATAATTAAGTAGGTCCACAAAGCGTTGCAAAATGTCGGTTTCTTGCCATTTGATTATAGCCGTTTCGTGGTTGCCGTAACCTATTACCGTCAAAATATGAGCATACGGTAAAAACCATTCAACGGCGGTTTCTACTATACTATCTAAATACTTTGCATTGTTATGTTCGGGTCGTATGTCGGACTTATTACCGCGCCGATCGCCTTTACCTTGCATCAAACAAAACATATCCCCGTTAATCATTACCGGTATGTCGTTTTCTTTGCAATAATCTAAGTCTTTTTTTAGTTGGTTCCAATCACATTTAGGGTTGTCCCAGTGAATATCCGATAGCATGGCTATCTTTACCTTTTTACCGATTAGGTTTAATTCGTGTATGTTCTTTGCGTGTTTTTTTACAGTCATAAGAAAAATTTAGAAAATTTAAGTAGCCAATTTGTAAGGAAACCAGCACCGAAACCTATTATAAAAAGCCAAAGGTTAGCTTTTTTTTTCTTATTACGTTCTGTTTTCCATTTAACTACCTCAACTTTTTCAATCATTCTTAAGGTGTCGCGTTTTAACTTATATCGAATCCTCTCTTGAAACCTCGTTAAAGGCACTTTAGATACGTTGTAACGAACTATTGTATCTTTCTGAACAATTACCTTCTCCCAATAAATTGAGTCCCTTAAAACGTACGGAATTGAGTCTATTGAATTTATCACAAAAGTGTCTGCTACCTCCTCACAACGGTAACCCTTTTTAATTGCTTTACGTACGTGGTAATTTACCGAGCAAGATGTCGCAAGTATAGTAGATATTAGCGACAAAATAAGTAGCGAACTTCTCATAGATTAAAGGTTTTTAAGCATATCAATCATTCTTGGACAAGGGTAAATGTCGCTTTTATCTTTACGTACTGAATTGTGGGTGTAAATTCCTTTCGTGTTTTTAAAGGCTTCCTTGTCAAGTCCGAATATTTCCGAACGGTATTCTTTGGGTATGTCGTAAGTTTCGCAAAGGTAAATAACTAACTGGCGAGTGCTTTCTATTTGTTCGTCGGTGTATTTAAACCAGTGCTTGTAACCTTTGTATGGTGTGTCTAAAGTTGTTACCATAGAATCCATAACGCGGCCACCTACATAGTTGTAAAATTTACCGTCTTTTTCTTTTAAGTATCCCCAGTTGCAAACCTCAATTCCTACTGATGACTTGTTAAGGTTTGTATAAGGTACACCTTGGGCTTTAAATTCCTTATCGCCTATACCTAAATGCCAAGACCAGTGCTTAGACGAAAAGCATTGTACTATTAAACCGTTTTGTCCTATAATAAATGCCGTAGCTATTCTCTCCGTGTTTCCGTTCCAATACCTACTAACCGCCTCGGCATTGCCACCGCCCGCGGTATGGTGTAAATATATTTGGGTTTTGTTACTTTCCTCGGCAAAAAATTGCGTTTCTTTTAAACGTACTTGTTTAATTTTAGAAATATCTAGCTTCATAACTTGTATTTAAAAGCGCAAATGTCAAGTTTTTTGCGCTATTTACGGGACTTTATTTAAGTTCCTCTAGTTGCTCTTTGCTACGCTTTACAAATTTTATAAACTTATCCCAAACATTAACACCAGTAACTGAAAAGTAGCTTTCGTTTATGCTTTTGATTTCGGTAACTACGCAAAAGAAAGTAAACATTTTTGTTAACACTAGATCCACCGCAACAAATTGCCCTAGTATGTCGGCTACTATGTATTTTTCAAGTAAGAATATAAACACAATAGCACCGGAATACAAAAGGCTTTTACTAATTGTATGGCTCAAACGTCTAGAACGAATAGAGGTCCATCCGTTTTTCTTTACGCTACGCCAAATACCAAAGGCGGTATCTAAAACAATAGCTAGAATAGCAATAAAAACAAGTGGCTTAACTGGCGCCAAAACGGCGAAAAGTGCAAAGGCTAATATTTGGGTTTTAGTTGTCATTAGAAAACCATTATAGAATTGTTATAACCGTTGTCGTCGTAACGTTGGCCACAACGTCCGTAACAAGTACCTACACAATTACACGCGTCAATTTGTGGGCGTAAATCCGTGTCCCGGTTTTGTAAACTAGTAAATTCGGGAAACAAATTTTTATTAGCTAGCAACCATTTAGACAAACGCATCTCAAAAAAACTAGCTTTTTGTGCGTAGTGTTCCATTGAAAAAGCAACCTCGGCACGGCTAACGCTATTTGAATAGTCGCCGCTTTGTGTTTGTAGACCTTTGTTTTTAAGTTGGTAAGATAGCCCGAAAACTGCATCCTCAGCCGAACGCCACGCTACAACGGGTTGTATAAACGTTACTAGGTCTTCTTCGTCTGGTGTTAACGTTTGATTATTGTAGGCGTCTAGTAGGTGGTTGTAAAACACGGACCCAAGAATAGGTTGTACCCTTAAGTCCGATTGCGTTTTTATGTACGGTGTTACGTCTGTAACGTCTACGTTCGCCGTTATTGGCGTGTTCGTCTTTAGATAGTTTTCGGTAATAAAGTAAATCATTTCTTAAATGTTTGGGAGGGTTCCGATTGTGCTACTACGTCGCCACCTTCAACTGGTGGTAAGCTTGCAAGCGCTCTAATTTCGTTCGGTGTCATGGTGTCAAGAACTTTTGTGGCTACCAAAGGCGACATAGCGTTCAATGCGTCTTGGGTTTTACTAGCGTCGCCCTCAACCTCTACAATAGTTTCGTTTATAATCTGGAAATTCTTAATAGAAAACGTAGCAGTCAAACGGCAAACGTTTAATAGTTCTTGGAAAATTTCGGTAACTTGTTCACGTAACGGAATAACCACGTTTTTTTCGAATATTACGTAGGCTTGTTTAATGTCAGCACCACCACCTAGCGATCCCGTAGTACGAACACCCATTAATATAGGGTCTATTGTATGGGAAAAACAAATTTGTTCTGTATTCAAAGCGCTAGCTTCTTGAAACAGTTTGTCGTTTTGGTTTGTAGGTATGCTTTCGATTTTTGGTAATTGGTCTTGGCTATTAGCAAAGAAGGCCACACCTTTACCAGCATTGGCCGCGCCTTTCATACGGTCGATTGTGTCGCGTAGTACCTTCTTTTCTTCTTCGCTTTGTGGGCGTTTAGGGAAAAGCATAGCAAAAGACGGAAAAATAGAGTTCTGAATGTTCGACTTTGCGAAGTATGAAAGCTCCCCGGATAGGAAAGCAAAGTTTAAAGCGCTAGAATACTGCGGCAATGGGTAGTAGTCTTGTCCAATACTAGGTAATTCGTAGGCCCATAGCTGGCACTTGTCCGAATTAAGTGGGTGGTAAGGTGTAACCGGTTCAACGTCTATTCTTGACGACCAGTCGTCGCACAAATAGTAGCAGTTCTTTTTGTTATTGATCCGTACTTTTTCGGGGCTTACGTTTTCGATTGTTTTAACCTTTCCTTTTTCGTCAAAATACAACTTAAAATACACACGGTTGTGCATTACTAATTGTTTAGTAACGGCTTTAACCGACTTTGAAAGCTTCATTTTCTTTTCGAAAGTATACAAAGCTAGTTTTTCGTCTGGTGTAAGCTTGTCCGTTTTTAGTTCGTAGCCCGCACCGATTGCCGCATTAACTTTAAAGTCTACAATAGCACCGTGAAGTGGCGACATATAGTAAAGTTGGTTTAAAGTTTCCGGAAAAAGGTTGTCTTGTCCAAATGGCACATAGCCCGCCACTTGGTAGCGTCCGTTTACGTAAGGTAAAGTTAAGTTACCGCCACCAATTTTACCAAAAGGCGTACTAAAGCTTTGATAGCCCTCTAAAATTTCAGTCTTTGGTTGTTTGAATCTATCGAAAATTCCCATTTTTTAGTCGTATATTGAAGATACGGCAACACCAGCAACTACCATGCGGCCTTCTTCTATTAAATTTAAGTCTGTTTCGTCCGTGTTTTCGTCTACTATTATAGCCGTAGGGCTTTCGTATACGCTATATTTATATTGGCCTTTGGTTAGTTCTACGTCTACGCCTTCTTCTAAAGTGAATAAGTTGTATCTAGTAGGCCAGTTGCTTAAATCGGTACCCGCCCAATAGATAGGCTCTACGGCGGTGTTATATTCGCCCTCAAACACGAACAAATAGTAGGGGTTTGTTAACGTTGTAACCTCGCTCAAAGTCAAAGCAAACGTATTTATTTCCCCTTTGTCTATGTAAATCATAACTATATTAACTTTCAAAACCTTAACGTTCAAAAACACAAAACCCCCATTAAAGGGGGCTAGTGTTATTCGAATAAAAGGGCTTAATTAAACAGTAAGACCAGCAATGATTGTAGGGTCTACTTCGTAAGCCAAAGTTTCGTTCTCCGCAAGTAGGGTTAACGAATATTTTGAACCATCCGCACGGGCCACTCCGGAACCTTCGCCGTATGCGCTAACTTGTAAGAATGGGAAATACCAAAACTTACCGTTTGCATCTCCGATAACCGCGTTCAAGTATTGTTGGCCAGCGCCCAATACTTTAATAGCGCGGCTTTTTTCTTGGTCGCGTCGGTGGAACATTAAGTTAACTGTTTGCGTAACGTAGCTAGAACCGTTAACTAAATCAATAGTTCCATCTTCGGTAAAGCTTCCAGTATTGCGTTTAAATTCTAAAGGCACGTAAGGTGCGGTGTGAGTAATTGCGGTTACCTCCCAGTTAGTACCGGTTTCGAGGGTTGTAATTCCCGTAATATTGTCTTGTTGGTTGATCAACAAAGTATAAATTCCGCCCGAATTGTTCAAGCAGTCTTTTAGGATTTCTTCTAAAGTAGCACAAGCCATAATTTCTATTTTTTTTTAGTTATAAAAAAGGGCGGCGTTTTATGGCCGCCCCGTATACATTTATATTGTGTCTATTGATTAGTCGAAACAAACGTTATAAACAACAATTTGTGAAGGGTTCGTATAGTGGAAACCAGCTTTCAAGTTCGCACGTGTACGGATATAAGGCTCAGCAACTGAATCAGAAAGGTTAACCGCTTTCAATGCTTTAGCGTCGCCCTCTGCGTCAAACGCATAGATAAGGTCTGTCTTTAACGCGAGTACCATTGTGTTAACTGGTGCGCCAGATGCAAGAACAATTTTAATACCTAGGAAAGTAGGTGCTAAAGGTGCAGTAACGAATGTTAAAGTGTTACCAGATGCAGCAGCAATTTGGTAGTTTACAAAAACGTCGCTAGAAACAAACAAACGAAGGTCGCCACGTAAAGCTTGTACAGCCGCTGGTGAACTTTGAAGTACCGTAGTCATGCGAGCAAGTACGTTTGAAGACGTGATAGCGTCAGTATACAAACCGATTACGTCATTGTCAGCACAAAGTTTTTTCATGTAACCATCACACAAAGACAAAACATCGTCTTCGCTTTCTGTGTC